TGTCGATGAACGCCGACGAAGCCCAGGTGCGCGCCGCCTATCGCAGCAGCGTCAAGCGCTGCCATCCCGACCAGTTTCAGGAAAAGGAACAGCAGGAACAGGCCCAGGAGCAGCTCATCCGCCTCAACCTGGCCTATGAGGAAGCCCTGCGCATCACCGCCCAGCGTCAGGTGGGCTTCAATTCCGTCCCCCTGGAGGACGCCAAGCACATGGCCCAGAAGCTCCTGGAGCAGGATCGCCTGGAAAACGCCATGCGCCAGCTCATGCGCGCCGAGCGCCGGGACGCCGAATGGCACTTTATCCAGGGCAACATCCTCACCCGCATGCGCCATTACTCCACCGCCCTGCAAAGTTACCGCGAGGCCGTCCGCCTGGAGCCGGGCGAGCTCCGCTTCCGCCGCGCCGCCTTTGAGGCCGCCCAAACCGTCAAAAAGCACCAGCGCCCCTTACAAAAAGCCCTGGATACCATCGACGGTCTCCTCCATCCCAATCACAGGGAAATCAAGCGGTAATCGCGCCATCGGCCCAAGCTGCCTGATGGCGTTTTTTCTGGCTTCAATGCACTGCAAACAGAAATTTGACGGGGATGGGGAACGAGGATACGCGCTTTCTGAAGAAAGCTGCGCAAAGACTTTTGGCGGGCGAACTGGCTTGAGTTCACTATCAAACAATTTCCGCCAGTTTAACCTATGGGGGACTGCAAAGAGCCGTCTGGGGGCAATGAAAAATCCAACAGCTGTCTGGTACGAGCAAGCTCGACCAGCCATCTGCCGGATTTTTCGGGATTGCTTCGCAATCCTCGGCCTGCTGCGCAGACCGACCCCAGACTCGCGTGCGTTCTTTGCCTAACTTCCTTGCAACCCCGCTCCAGAAATGAGGTTGGCTTGCCAACCTCAATGGTGCTTTAGCACCATAGCCAATAACCAGAAAATCCGGATCGAGCTTGCTCGAATCCGGATTTCTCTGGTTTTGGCGTATTTCTGGAGCACGCTACAACCCAAGCCCTATCCAATCAACTGGCGGAAGCAACAAACATCGGCAAGTCAACCAACATCGCCCGCCAAAAGTCTTTGCTCAGCTTTCTTCAGAAAGCGCGTTCCCCCGTCCCCCTTCCTCGTCCAATTTCCGTTTTCCGCTTTACTCGCCCTTGGCGTCCGCCCACCCCTCGGCAAACATGTACGCCACCGGCGTCACCCCCAGCATGATCAGCGCGCCGATCTCCTGGGCCGCGCTGCTGTCCTTCTTTAGAAAGATCAGCAGGGCGGTGACGAATTCCGCCACCGCCGCCCAGAACTTGCGGCTGGTCAGCTTGCGCAGCCAGTCCTCTTTCCTCATTTTCTCATCTCCCCGTCAGATAGTTGTCCAGTTCTTTTTTCACGTCGCGCAGCTTTTCGTGGTCATTGCCGCTGATAAAATGCATCAGCAGCGCGTTGAGCACCGTCAGCGTCTGGGTCAAATCGCTTCGGGTGCTCTCAAAGCGCAGGTCGCCCTTCTGCAGCCGTTCCTCGCAGGCCGCCACGCGAAGCTGCAATTCCCGCAGCCGTTCCCGGCTCTCCCGGCGCTCCTTGTCGCCCGTCAGTCCCCGGAACGCCTCCAGGCCCTTCCACAGCGCGGTCAACAGCCCCGCGATCCCCGCCGCCGTCAGCAGGGCGGAAAGCAGTCCGCCTTCACTCAGATATTCCATCCTTCCTCCTTGATCCGCGTCAGAACCGCGTCAATGGCCTCCCGCGCCGTCCGCAGCAGGTTTTCCAGCGTACCCCCCGCCTCTTCGTATTCCACCTGCTTCAGCTTTGCCGCGGCGCACCAGCCCTGGCCGATCCCGCCGCGCACGAAGCCATCCTGCGTATTGGCGCAATGCAGCACGTGCTGCCCGTCCGCGTCCACCAAGCCGATATGATAATAATCCTTCAAGTCGCCGTTGCAGCGCTTGCCGCCCTTCCGGTATTCCGCCGGAAGGGCATAGTATTTTTCTCCCGGTTCCCGCGTCTTAAAAACCGCCATCCCCGGTTGGGCCTGGGCCATGGGCAGCAGCGCCTCCACGTGCTCCCGGGCGATCCGGTTGCTGCCGTGATAGATCCCCAGCCCGTGCTGCTTGAAGGCCCATACAAAGGCCCCGCTGCAATCCGCCACCCGGTGTCCCACCCATTGCTGACTGTACTTCTTGGTCTTTTCATCGGCGGCGTCCTGATTGCTCTTTGTCCAGGTTCCACCCGCCGCCCCGGCGATGTATCCCCATTTTTCCGTCCACATGCGCTGAAAATCCCGGATCAGCTCCTGCGCCGTCATTCTTTTCCAACCTCCCGAGCCCCGCTCATTCCTCTTCGGTTTCCAAGATTTCAAGCTCCAGCAATTCGATCATGTCCGTCACCGCCGTCTTCTCCAGCTGGATCATCACCCGGCCGTTCCAGCGATCCTTATGGATGTCCAGCAGCGTGGAATAATCGCCATAGGTCGCCACCGCAGTCCCGTCGATCAGATAGACGATGCTGGCCGTCTTTACAGCGTCGGAAAACACCGTGGCCGCCGTCACCATGCTGAGGGGGCTTGTCAATTCGATATTCAGCACGCCGTCCGCCGCCCCGCACCATACCGCGCCGTATTCCGTGTTATCGGCCAGCCGGATCTTGCTTGCCATTGTCCTTTCCCTCCAATACCATCTCCAGCATCTGCATGCAGCCCAGCATCCTGTCCAGGTTGTCCTTGCCCGATACCTGGATCAGTCCCAGGGTGTACAGCACGTTTGAAAGCTTGGTCTTCGTTTCCTGATCCATGCGCTCCTCCTCACTCGTCATAGGTGCCCAGCAGCCGGAAAACGCCGTTGTTGGCGTTCACCGTAAACCAATCGCACCCGTTGCCCTTCACCACCAGCCGGGTCACACGGATGCTCTGAGCCGTGGTTACGCCGGTCATCAGATTCTTCACCGTGGTCTGCAGGGCGTCCAGGGTAATGATCTTGGCCCGCAGTTCGATCTCCTCGGCGTTTTGCCGGATCCGGCTGTACAGCGTCTCGTTCTGCCCCAGGCTGTTGATGCCGGTCTTGGTCACCACGCTGCTGATCTCCCCGGCCTGCACGCTGAATTTCGCGCCCAGCGCCGTGTTTACGCCCTCCTCCGTGGCAAAGATCAGCACCCCGTGGGCGTCCAGCTCCAGCCCCGCCGCATGCAGGATCACGCCCTGCTCCGTGATATGCCGATCCTGCCGCACCAGGCTGTACTGGCTGTTGACGATTTTCACGCGGCTGTCCCGCAGCGTGCGCTCCGCCGCGTCTGACCGTGCCGTCAGCCGGGCAAACAGCCCCTCCGCCCCGGCCCGCTTGTTGGTCAGGCTCACCCGCACCCGATGGGGCTCCCGCAAAAGGTCAGGATAGACCACAGACACCACTCGCTGACACAGCGCCGTCCCGTAATCCGGCAGCGCCACCCGGCACATGCGCCCCAGGCGCACCGCATCCAGCCGTTCCCCGGTCAGCCGGTTCAGCTCGCTCCCGTCGATCTCGATCTGGACGGCAGGCTGTCCATGCCGCGCAAAATATCGCTGCACCCACGCGCCCACGTCGGGCACGTCCGCCGCCCGGATGCCCGCTTTCTTGCTCACCACGCCCCAGGCCGCCTGCCCCGCCGGGTTGTTATATACCCGCTGCGTCACGGTGATCTTCTCCCCGTCCGCGTCCGTTTCGCTGCTCTCCACCGACAGATACAGCCGCGTGCACAGCGCCCCGTCCTCCAGCGTCACCCGGCAGTTTTCCACGTTCCGGGGCAGGCGAAATTCGCTCATCACCGTCTCATCCCGCCGCAAAAAATCCAGCCGCCAGGGGAAAACGCCAAAATCAAAGGAAAAATCACAGTCCTCCGCCTCACCGGCCAGATTCGCCAGGCACTCCATGGCGTTGCTGTACGCCTCCCAGCCCGGATGATTTCCCGTATCCTCCACCGTGCCCAATCTCCAATAGGGCTCCCCGTCCAGCGTTTCCGTCTGCCCCGCCAGGATCTCCCCCAGCAGCGCAGCCGCAGATCCCGTATCCCGCTCGCTGGGCAGCACCACGTCGGCCAGCAAATCCAGGGCATGATTCAACTGCACCTGCCGCAGCCGCCCGTACCCCGTCTCGACGCCCACCACCCGGAAGATCCCCAGGGAACCGTTCTGTCCAAAGATCTCCACCAGGTCGTGCATCCCCACCGGCAGATCCTCCTCCGTCAGCGTCATACCCGCCCGGCTCAGCGGAAACAGATTCATCTCCGCCCACAGCGCCGTGGGATGCAGCCTTCCCGCTTCCTTCAGCCGCCCGCTGCCGTCCAGCTCCCTGCGCAGCAGCCGGGGCAGCCGCACCTGCTCCGTCACTCAAAGACCCCCCTTGCGTAGATTCGCCCGCTGCACAGACCGTCCGCGTAATAGATGACGCTGTTTCGGCCCGGCGGCAGGCGGATCTCATCCTGGCTGT